GTGGCGGCATCGACGTCGATGCCGCCACCTCCGCCTCAGTCGGCGTCGGCTCGCTGCTGCGGATCGACTCGGAGCGGGTCATCGTCACCGGCCGGACGCAGCTCGACACCGGGCAGACCCTCGGCGGCAGCGGCCTCACCAACACCAACAACTCCGTCACCGTCACCGTGCAGTCCGGGACGGCGTTCGCGGCCGGCGAGTCCATCCTCATCGACGGCGAACGGATGCGGGTCGATGAGATCGCAGGCAACACCCTCGTGGTGACGCGGGCGTGGGACGGCTCCACAATCGCCGCGCACAGCGTCGGTGCCACCATCTACGCCCCGCGGACTCTGACCGTGGAGCGGGGTGCGCTCGGCACCACCGCAGCCACTCACCTCACCGCAGCGCCGGTGTACCGGTGGGACCCCCCCGGCCCCGTCCGGCAACTGTGCGTCGCCGAGGCCCTCGTCGACCTCATGCAGGGCCGTTCCGGATATGCGCGCACCGCGGGCGCAGGCGAGTCCGAGCGCGAGGTGGCAGGCCGCGGCATCATCCAGCTTCGGGACCGCGTGTACACCAGCCACGGCCGCAAGGCCCGCACGAGGGCGGTGTAGCTGATGCGCCTCGATGTCTCCACCAACGGCCGCGGCCCCATGTTCGACGGCCGCGCCCGAGCCGCTGCTAACGCCTACGTCGACCACCTGGAGCGGCAACTGGCCGAGGACGGCCGCACCATCCTCCTCGACGAACTCGACCGCGTCCTGCGAACCCAGACCCCCTACTACCGGACCCGGATCGAAGTCATCGACGGCAACAAGATCTGGGACAACCGAGTCATCTACGGGCCGTGGCTGGCTGGCATCGGGAGCAGGAACTACCCCGTGACCAAGTTCAAGGGCTACGACCACTGGATCGTCACCCGCGACAAGCTCAACGCCCGCAAGCGCGGCATCGGCGAACGCCTGCTCAGGCGCTACACGGGACGGATGTGATCGCCCGTGGCCCTCGATCTCCTCACCTACCGCGGCGTGGCCATGTCGCACGCGCAGACCCTCGGCCTGTTCACGCAGGTCCTCGGCCACGAACCAGTGTCCGCACCGGGTTCCGGTCTGGTCTACGCCCTGTGGGTCTCCCGGATCTCACCCGTCCCGGCAGCCTCTGGTCTGCGCGCGGGCACCGGCCGGCTGGAGCTGACCGGCCGGGTGTTCATGCCTGCCGACAGTCAGCCCGAGGACGACGTCGACATCGCGGTGACGGGCGCGGTCGACAGTCTGATGTCCGCGTACTCGGCCGACTTCGAGTTCGGCGGGAGCGTCCGCAACGTCGACCTGCTTGGCGCGCACGGGACGCCGCTGTCCGCACAGTTCGGCTTCACGCGCTTCGACTCCACGACCTACCGGGTGGCCACGCTCACCATCCCGCTGATCATCAACGACGCATGGGCTCAGGGGGCCTGATGACCAAGAAGAGTGGCCTCGCGCAGAACTTCTACCTGGGCGGCTACAACCTGTCCGGTGACACCGGCGCCGGCAACGAAATCGGCTGCGGCCTCGCCGGAACACAGGATGTCACCGGCATCGACAAGAGCGCCTACGAGAGGGTGGGCCTGCTCCGGGACGGCCGCCTGTCCTGGACGTCGTTCTTCAACCCGGCTGCGGCGGCCGCGCACCCCGTGCTGTCCGCGCTGCCCACCACCGACCGGCACGAGATGTGGGCTACCGCCACCAGCCTCGGGGCTCCCGCGGCGTGCATGGTCGGCAAGCAGATCGACTACAACCCGACCCGGGGCCAGGACGGTTCGCTGACGATCAGCGTGTCGTCGCAGGCCAACGGCTACGGCCTGGAGTGGTGCGATCTCCTCACCGCCGGACAGCGCACCGACACCGGGGCGGCGAGTGGGACCGGAGTGGAGTTCGGCTACGACGGCGAGGACTTCCTGTTCCTGTCCGGCACGTCCGGTGACTACGCGTCCACGCCCGACGCCGCGAGCCTGGACATCGTCGGCGACCTCGACCTGCGGGCCCGCGTGGCGCTGGATGACTGGACGCCAGCGTCGGAGTCGACATTGATCGCGAAGTACACGGCGACCGGCAACCAGAGGTCGTATGCGCTCGCGGTCACCGCTACGGGTGCGCTGATCTTCCGCTGGTCGGAGAACGGCACGGCGGAGAAGACGGAAACGTCCAGTGCCACGACCGGGTTCACCAACGGGACCACGCACTGGGTGCGCGCCACCCTCGACGTCGACAACGGGGCCTCCGACGCCGCCGTGAACTTCTACACCAGCGAGGACGGCTCCACCTGGACCGCCCTCGGTGTTCAGCAGCTCAACGGCGCCACCACCTCGGTGTTCGCGTCGACGGCAGTCCTGGAGATCGGCTCGCAGACCGCGGGCACCGTGAACCGGACGGCCGGCAAGTTCTTCCAAGGGTCGGTGCTCTCCGGGATCGGCGGCACGTCGGTGGCCGCGCCCATCGCATCGGCATCCTCGAACACGGTCACCGACGCCACGCCGCGGACATGGACGAAGCAGGGCAACGCCTACATCAGCTCGCACACGGTCCACGGCGGGCAGGCGTACCTACAGGTGTTCTCGTTCGCCGGCACCGATGTGACGGTCAAGTTGCAGCACTCCCACGACAACGGCGGCACCGACGCGTACGCCGACATCACAGGCGGCGGGTTCACGCAGATCACGGCCGGGCCGACGGCTCAGCGGATCGCGATCGCTGCGGGCACGGAGATCAAACGGTATGTCCGGGCGGTGACGGTGACGACGGGGGGATTCACGTCCCTGGTGTTCGCGGTCGCGGCGACGGCCAACCTGACCGCGACGAGCTTCTGAGGGGGTGTGCGATGGGTGATCCGTTCCGTCTTCCGGCGCAGGGCCCGGTGCAGGCGTACCAGACGTTCAGCATCCGGTCCCGCCCGGATCAGGCAGTCCGCACCGTGTGCGAGGAGATCAGCTGCGAGCAGTGGCGGCAGGGCTGGGAGTCCGTCATTGACGAGCGCACGGACCTCGGGCAGGCGCAGGCCGCGTACATCCGGCAGCAGTCGGGGCGAACCTTCCGCGAGATGCCGCGTGGCGACGGCCTGACAGCGTTCCGGTTCGACTCGGGTCAGCGCTGCTTCGCCGACCACAAGACGCGCCCGGAGCTGTACCTCGTCCGCGACGGGGACTTCCGGGGCAACCCCACCGGCCGGCGGCGCGTGCACACGCGGGCGCAGGACTGGGTGGAGAACGTGCAGGAAGAGCTTGGCCGGTTCAACGAGGACCGCCGCCGCGGCTGAGGCCCGGCACTATCGCAGAAGGGTGTGAACCATGGCAAAGGAATCGGGCCTCGGGTGGACCACGCTGAACGTGGACGACTCCGGCGGCAACGCACGCGACATCCGCAACGACGTCACCAACCTCGACTGGTCCATGCCCCGCGGCGTCCAGGACGCCACCGGCATCGACAAGTCCGCGATCGAGCGGATCCTGCTCCTCGCAGATTTCAGCGGCACGATGAACGGCGTCTTCGACGACGGGTCCAACCTGGCGCACGACGTCCTCAAGACCGTCGGCTCCACGTCGGTGACCCGGAGCATCGGCATCGTCATCTCCGGCCAGACCCTCAACAACGAGTGCCTCATCACCGACTACGCGCTCACCCGCGCGCAGTCCGGCGAGTTCACGTACTCGGCACCGTTCTCCCTCGCCAACGGCGCCGTCCCCACCTGGAGCTGACCATGGGATTCCGTGAGCCCGACAGCACCGTCACCGTCCGCTTCGAGGACGGCCACCGCTACCACGGCCTCGAAGCGACGCTCCGCTCCATGACCATCGACGAGTACGCCGTCGCGATGGGCTGGGACGGCAACGGCGGCGACACCGACGGCGCCACCCTGGAGCGCTTCTTCAAGGCGCTCGTGAGCTGGAACCTCACCGACAGCCAGGACCTGCCCATCCCCGTGAGCGAGGCGCATAGCCGCGACAAGCGGCTCATCCTCGCCCTGAACAGTGCGTGGATTCAGGCACTTGTGGGGGTCCACAGCTCCGACCCTTTGCCCGAAAGCTCCACCTCTGGAAGCACCTCGGAGGTGCTCGAAATCCCGATGGCTCCGTTGTCGGAGAGCCGGGCGAGCTGATCGAGGCGCGCTCGCTCCTCGGTCTCCTCAAGCGGTTCCCCGGCTACACCCTGACCACCCTGCTCCAAGAAGACGTGCGGCTGCTGCGCCTGCTCAGCATCGAACGCCTCGGCACACCCGACGACCCCGACCCCGCGGAAGGAGATGACGCCCCATGACCGGCGACGATGTAACGATCACTATCCGCGCCGACAACGGCGACGTCATCCGAGCGTTCCGCGACACAGAGGGCCGCCTGCGGGACATGCGCGGCCGGTTCATCACCGAGGGCTCGGCGATGACCGGTTCGATGAACCGGCTGTCCGCGGCCATCGGCGGCGTCAAGGGGTCGATCATCCCGC